ATGGTAATTGCCGAGAACCACGACGGACATGTTTACAACTGGATCATGTTTGAGCGTGAAACAGTCGAATTTGTACTGCGCGCTATTGACTTCTATGTATCACTACTTGGCGATGAGTCGCGCGAGCTTGCGGAGGACCCGGATCTCGCGAGCTTGATCACAGACGATACGCGCAGAGAACTTGGTCTTGGGCGTGATAAGGAGCGAGCAAACCGTCTTAGGCAATGGATCAAGAGCAAATCGGAAGAGAGCGGCGATTCCTACCATGTAGACATCTCCATGAGCCATGGTACTGTCCGCTTCATCAAGGCGGTCAGCCTTCTTTACCTTGCAAAGCTAAAGACGAAAAGAAACAGGCTGGCCAGTCGGCCCAATGTAACGACTTCGACTCTTTCGGCATTGGACCGTGAAATATCCAGGAAAGAAGAGCTCTTCTCTTCCTCTGGCGTGTTTAAGAACGCGTCTCCTGTTCAACTACTTGCGGAGTACGGCGAAGCACCCGGAGCCGAGGAAGCGGTGACCCCGCCGCAGCCCAATGAAGAAATCGCCCTCCTTACCGCGTCGAGGCCACGCCCGGTGCTCGTCGGCTCCATCGAAATTCTGGATCATGAGCTGAGGAGGCGGTGCTTGGACCTGTTCAACCAGTTCCAGGAAGCGGGCCAATCCGAGCGCAATGATACAGTCGTCTCAGAAGCATCACGCATTCTGGAAAGCCGCCTTCGAGCGGTGACGGGATGTACCGATGGGAGCACTGGCAAGCAACTGGTCACTCTTGCATTTAATGGTCAGAAGGCTAAGCTGCGGGCTAGCTCCGTGCCGTCGGAGCAAGAGGCCGCGCAACTTCTCTTTATGGGCACCTTTGGCTTCATCCGGAACCAGGTTCAGCACAAACTCTTGGGCAGCCTTCCTGCCGAGCGTACACTGCAGATACTTGGTTGGATTGACTATCTTTTGGCAGTCATAGAGCAGGCGGAACGAGTCGCAGATTCTCCCTAACAACCGGACAGCCAGCAGGGTGACGAAGAAAGCCATCATGTAAACAATGAGAGAATAGGCTGTGGCCATTTCGTTCTATTTCGACGGCGATGACGTGGTGTGGACCCAACGTCTTGAACGACCAGCCGTCTACCTGGACACCTTCGCCATTCGCGAGATCGCGGACAGCGACAAGCTGTCGGCGCGCTTCGCCCAGGCGTTGAAGTCAAGCGGTGGCACTTGGCTCTTGGCCTCGCTCTCCATGGGAGAGTTCGCCCGTTTCAAGGACCCCCGCCACGTACAGTGCGCCGAGAGGTTACTCGCCCAAGTGGTTCCCCATATACAGCTCTTTATATCCGAGCCAAGCGTGAGGATGGGAACGCCGGGCGAGACGGATTTGGCCAGGCGCTCACTGCCCCGTGCCGACGAGCGTCACATGGACTACTTTTCGCGCCGCTGGGCTAGAGAGCAGGCCTTCGCAGAAACGTTTCAGGGAATGTTCCAGCTGGTCCAAGAGCGTCGGGAGGAGATGACGGCTACGTTGGACGACATTGCCTCTCAGCTAGTGGCGTCGCTGTTCCATCACCGACGGGTAGAAGCCTACCGACGCAAAGCTAAAGCGTCGCGGCCAAACGATGGACGAACCCGCCGGCAGGTCATTATGGGCGATCTACTGCGGGAGTTGGTGCTAGACACCAACGCGTCCATCTCCAACAACGATGCGCTGGACCTGATGCACGCCGTGGATGCCGTGGACCACTGCGACTTGGTTTTGCTTGACAAGGCATGGCAGCGGCGCGTCGACGCGCTGCGTCGACGTATTGCTCAATCGGGGGTTGAGATGCCGATCGCCGCCTGCTTCTCGAAGAGCAACGATGGGATTGGACGATTTCTGGATTCAATCGAAAGGTGGACGGAGCAAGATGGCGTGTAATCCGCGGACTACTGGAGCACTGCAGGGGCACCAGTCATGTGGCTTTGGGTCGGCAGGCTCTCCTCAGGGATTGCGAAGCTATTGCGGAGCGACGGTCGCAAGCTAAGCGGTGGAGGACATCGAGATCATGAGGGCAGGGGTGAGCAAGTGATCGGCTCATTGTTTATGTGGACGACTTTCGCTAGCGCTCTTCCCTTTGGGTTGCCCACGGCCAATGGAAGTCACTTGGACCGACTCTACAATTCGGAATTCAAAATTATCACCATTGGCAGCACGAATAAGCAGCAAATGAGACCCGCTAATTGCTCTCAGTAGTCGCCAGGTCTGATCTTGCGAGTTCTCAAATTGGACGATGGCGAGGGACTGGGCTCGCGAATCTATGATGGCTCGAGTTCTAATATTTGCTGCGGCGGGTGTGGCAACTAGCGCGAGTGCACCCATGGAGAGTACAAACGTCCATGCGCCTAACTTGCGACCGAGCGAATCCCTCAGCTTTCTGAGATATATGAGCCCTCCCATTAGCGCGGATATCAAGGCCAGAACAAAGGCGCAGAAGCTCCAGTAAGAGGTATATTCATTCATCCACTTGCTGACCGCCAGGTGGATTGCATACGCTGCTATGGCTAATAGCGCCAGTGCTCCCGCCACCCTTATGGGTGGAACCGGCAAGGGGTCTCCGTGGAGCACTAGGCTGGCAAGAGTTGTGGCAAGCAATGCGGCCACGACTGCCGGAGTCTGGGCAATGGTCGTTATATCAAATAGATCCACTGCCCACACCGCGCGGAGATCGGTAAAGTAAAATGTCAGATATGCGTATCCCAGTAGATAGGAGTAGGCATATATGACAGCAAGACCCCCGGCTAACGATGCAAAGCGAGCGGCCATCCATTCCGCCGAAGATTGCCGCGATCCACTCGCTTTGCTCTGCTCAATGCTCATAAGATGCCTTTGCCGGGGTCTTCCGCCGCGCTATTGTAGAGCTGAGGCTAGCTTTATGAAGGCGTACGGAAGCTGGGGATAGCTCTAAACTCAGACACTCCGCACACGAAAGAACGGTCCGGCTTCATTTGCGCCGGAGGCCAGTCCGCTGACTCCGCGCAAGTCGCGTTCTGCGAGCTAGCCAGGCAGCCCAACAGACAAATGAGACCGCAAATCCGACGATTACCATGGCAACCAGCATGATCTCTCGATCAGTGTCGTTCATTGAGGGAGTCTCGGAAGTTGAGCCTTAGCGTCTATGCCATGGTACCTGACGCTTCGGAGTGCAAGTGCGGGCGCGATGGCTGCATTTGAAGTTCTTTCGAAAGAATCCTTAGTGTTCCAAAGGCGCTGTGTTCGAACGCGTAACACTTTTACTTGGCGCTTGGTAACAGATTTATCTGCTTCGTCACCTAAGCAAAAGGACAAGAACCAAGAAAACTGACACCATTTCCACGCCGAGGACACGAACGCCGCCACAGCCCGATACATCATTTCGCATAATGTATATTATGTTCAAGCTGCTGCGGGGGTGGCTGGCACGGCTCTTGCCGTCTCCACGGCTCCTACTCTGGCATGGAGCCTGATCGTGCGTGATCGGAAACTGACCGGCCCTTGGGCCGGTTTTTCGTTTAAGGCTGGCCGGCTGGTCACCCCCGAAGGCCGTGAACTGGAACCGCAGGATCTGGCGTGGCTGTCACTCACTGCTGCGCAGGCACAAGAATGGCGCCGGATGATGGAGAGCGGCCGCGCGATCGGCAAGCCCCGGAAACCCTTGTCCTTCAACGCCGCCAGCGTGGTGAACCTCTCCGATGCCCTGGCACACCGCCGGAAAAAGCGGTCATCGGTGGCGATGGCTGGCCCCGACGCCGAGCCTCCCGCAGCAGTCCTGCCGGTACCGGGGCCGAAACGCCGCCAGCGCGTGTGAGGCGCTTCCGTAGGGGCGCCGCCCCTACACCCCGGCTAGAATGCGCGCAGGACGCCTTGGGGGCCGTATGGAACGCGAACGACCGGAGTACCTACAACCCATCCCGCGCTCGCGCTGGGAGTTCCCATGGCTCGGCCTGTGGGCCGTGCTACTGCTCGGCATGGCCGGCGCTGCAATCTGGCTGCATCTCCGGACCGGCGACGCCTGGAATGCGCGCTTCCACGCCGAACCTGTGCCAGCTCAATCAACCAGTGGTGACCTGGCTCCCCAGCCCGAACCGGTGACCGACCGGAAAGCAGCGTTGGCGGAGATTCGGGCACGCCGAGAACAGGCAGAACGAGAGGTCAAGCAGCGCCGGCAAGAAATCCGCTGCATAGGAGGCGTTGCGTTTCGGCGCATTCCAGGCGGCTGGGAGAACATCCCGGGCGAAACCTGCCCGTGAGCGTTTAGTTCTTCCCGCGCGCCTGCTGCCGCGCGAACTCCCGATCCATCCATCGGGCGACCCAGTAGTGAACGTTGAGGTAGTGGCGCAGGTTCATGGTCGCAGTATAGGCGCCAGCAGGCCGATGCACGCAAGGTGCGCCACGTAGTAGCAATAGAAGGCCCAGCGGCCACGCGGCACCGGCCACACCAGCCGAGACAGGCCCAGCGCCACCGGGATCGCCGCCAGCGCCCACAGGTTGCCGTTGAACCAGCAGATCGCCGCGAACGCCGGGACCAGTAGCCAGTACTGCCGCCGCCGGAAGGCCAGCCATGCCAGCAATACGAACCCTACCCCGGCCCATTGGTAATCCACGAATGCCGGCAGCACCGCCGCGGCGAATGCCAGGACAACCCACCTACGCTGGCCGGCTGCATAGATGGCAGCGGCACACAGGGCAAAGGTGAGCAGGATGTTCAACGGCAACCAGTACCCGAACGCCAAGGCGTGCACCGGCTGCGCGATCAGGCCCCACATGCCGAGCCTACGAACCGACTTAACCGCGTCGGCGCCGGGCTGGGCGAGGTTGTAGGCCATCACCAGTGCGAACAGGGGGAACGCTACCCTGCCCGCCTCGCTGAGACCTGGCACATAGCCGCCGTAGATCACCTTGGCGACGTGGTCGCACGTCATGAGAACCACGGCCAACCACTTCAGCACTTCGCGGGCGCTGCTGGTCATAGTTTGTTCGGTCCCGGCGCCGTGGTCATATAGCTATCCGTTGGGAACGGCGGCGACTCTGGAAAGCTCCCCATGGTCCGCTCCACGTGCTGGACAACGCTGCCCGTCACCGCCACCGATTCCACCGGGCGTGGCTGGCTTGCCGCGTCAAACCGCTGGTCCCGCCGATCCTCAGACCGCTCCCGATATGGGTTGTAGACAGGCCCGTTGCGCGCCAGCGTGCGGCACTCGGGCTGACTCAGCTCATAGGCTGTGCCTTGCTCGGTGAGGCAACGGCAGCTCGCTTCTTGGCGCACGCCCTGCGCGTCTAATCCTTCCATGGACGACATGCACACCAACTGCGGATCGGATCGCGCCTGTCGATCATCGAATACCGGCGCAGTCCAGGGCATGGTGCTGATGCGCGGCAGATGGTCCTTTGCATAGGCAGCGGCAGTCGGCCAGCGCGGCGCATCTTCCTTACGCGAGCTGGTACCAGCGTGCGCAGGGGCCGCATCGGCTAACGCCGATTGCGTCCCCTTTGTGTCCGCCACACCCGTAACAGCGGAAGGACGCAGCAACGTGTACGCCCAATAGGCGAGGCCAAGACCAACGAGGGCCATCAGCGGCAGCGCCAGCACCTTGAGCGGAATTCGCGCCTTGATCGTATGCACCTCAGCGGACTTGTACTGTCCGAAGACCTGCGAGGGCAACACGCGAGCGAGCCAGTGCATCAGCTGAAATCCACAAAGATGATCGCGCAGGCCACCAACCATGCGCCGAGCCAGATCCACCCTTCCATTTTGAGCCCCTTGCCCTGTCCAGGGCGTTGAAAGACCGGGGGGAGGGAGTCGGCCCTTCCCCCCGGTTGCCGTTACATCGCGCGGCGCACCCACTTGTAGACCTTGATGCCGACCAGCACGGTCAGCACGGCACCACCGATGGCGGCGATGGGAGCGGCGGCGCCCTGAATCGCGGTCACCACGTTGCCCACGTCGACGCCACCACCGCCGCCCGACGCGAATGCCGGCGCCGAGGCCAGCGCGGCGGTACCAACAGCCGCCAGCGCGGCACCCTTGCCCTTCAGGGCGTTGAAGATCTTGTGCATGTGTCCTCCTAGGACTGTTCGATTTTCTTGCGGATGAGCCGGAACACGTACGCCAAGGCCCACAAGAGCGCGATCTTTGCCCCGATGGCCTGGGCATCCTCAATCGGCAGTTCCGGCAGTAGTACCGGCTGAGGAATCCAGATAACAGCCGTGCAGGTCCCTGTGGCCGTGTCCAGGTCGGCTTCGCGACATGCGGGGATCAGCACGGCCATGGCATTACGCCTTCGACACCGGCGCAGCCTTGAAGCCGATGGGCACAAGGTCCACGTAGCGCTTCAGGACAAGGTCGCCATAGGGCGACAGCGCGAACGACTTGGGATCAATGTCGTACTCCCCAGCCGGATACGGCGGACGCTGGCCGAGGCCGACACGGAACGGCAACTCGAAGCCGTTGCCGAGGTCGAGGCCGACCATCTGGGAGCGGATGATGGAGTTGGTCTTGGCGTTGTGCTGTTCGTCGACAGCAGCCGACTTCACGCGGCAGATGGGCATAGTTCTTCCCTCACATAACGATGGAGTGCGTCACCCTTGGCAATACCGCGAAAACGTCCGGGGTGACCGTCACGGACGATGCGGGCCTCGCAGAAGTCGGACCATGAATCTCCGAACGCTCCGCGCAGAACACTGAGAGCCGGGCCTACCTGACGCTCCATCCAGAGCACCATTGCCTCGGCAGAAACTTCGACGTGCTTGCGGATCGTGCGCAGCCGTGTGCACACGCCCTTGATGAGGTCATGTAGCGCGCTGTACGAACCGCGCAGGTAAGCGCCCGGGTTCAACAGCACATCCAGCGGGATTTCCATGTGCTTGCCGTACAGGCGCACTTCCGCGCGCACCCAACGCGAGGACGGCAGGCCCTCGGCCTTACCTTTCTCGTACACGCACAGTTCCTTATGGCCTTTGCCGCCGACATACAGCGTGCAGCCGGTGTTGTGGCCTTCATCGGAAATAAAGCGGTGGCGCGGAGGGCAGCCGCCCTCAGTAAAGCCGCCCTGGGCGGCAACCTCGCGGAGAGCATGCACGTCCAGGCGTTCGCCTTCGTAGTCGTCGTGGGCGCAGTCAACGCGGGTGATCTTGGCGTCCAACATGGCGCACTGCTTGTAGACGCGGGCCCAGTCACGAATCCATTTGCAGCCCATGCCGGTGAGGCTCAGGCAGACGGTGCTTTTCTTGCCGCCGATGCCGACACGACCAACCACCTCGTTTTCCCGGTCGATCAACACCGCCGACTGTTCGTAGAAGTTCCAGTTCTTCTCACGAATGGCGCCGGCAACAACTTCGCCACGGAAGCCGAAGACGCGGAACAGCAATAGGTCCAACTTCTTGCAGTTCACTTCTTCCAGGGCGGAGAGCGGGACCACAATGGTCAGGTAGTCGATGATTGCGTCCTGCTGACCCTTTTGGCCCGTGTTACTCCCCGGGCCAATCTCCGCCGCCGCCCTCTGCCCCTTTTCACCGGGCGAAAGCGGGGAAAAGCCCCCTGCCCCACCCTCTACGGCCATCCTGAAGCGAGCGCGATCAACGGCCACGATTCACCTCATCGCGCGTGACCGGGTCCAGTTCGTAATCACGACCGCCCATGAAATCGGACGCCTCCCACATGCCCGGCAGTTCCCGGTCATAGGCGTAGGGATCGCGCTGGTATGCGGCCTCGTCGTCTTCGGTCCAGCCGGTAGCATCCAGTTCGGCGCGTGCCTGGGCGACGATGGCCGCTTCCTTGGCGCGCTGGACGGCGGCACGATCACGCCGGTCCAGCAGCCACGACACGATGCGAGCGGCACCGATGGAGACGACCGCGATGGCCGCTAGCAGCACGAAGGTAATGAGCGGATCGATCATCCCTGTCCCCTGTCCCAAGCCCCAAGAGGACCCGACAGCGGCCTTGGGGTGCCGGTGACGGGGTGTCTAGCTGAGCTAGACACGGACGCATGTATAGTTGGCCTATCCACCACTGTCAAGGCCAGCTACACATGGAACTTGAAAATAAACTGCTCGATACCGTGCGCGAGAAGTGCGGAATCCCGTCCGACAACGCTTTGAGCAAGAAGCTCGGCGTGACGCGAGCTCTGGTCAGTGGGTGGCGATTGGACCGCTACGCGATCCCCGACGAGCGAATTGCGGAAATGTGCGCAATGGCAGACCTCGATGGGCCATGGTGGATTGCCGAGATCCATGCGGCGAAGGCCCAATCGCGCGTTGAGCGGAAGCTGTGGAGAGCGATGGCGGACAGGCTAAGCGCGGCGGCTGCGGTCGTCGCGCTGGTAGCGCTGTCGATGCCGGGCCTCGCAAATGCAAAAACCGCCCAAACTCAGGCGGTTAGCGGTGCCGAGAACGGCGGTATGTATATTATGTTCTAG